ATCAATCACATTTCCAAGTGGAGCATTAAACCCCGGCTCTAATTTTGTGATGTATCTATTCGCCCATGACGCAGGAGGCTTTGGCCTAACTGGTACAGACAATGTGATTACTTGTGGGTCGTTTACTACTGATGGATCTGGGAATGCAAACGTAACGCTTGGGTACGAGCCTCAATGGGTACTAATCAAATGTACTTCTTCTGCTCAAGGTTGGTATCTTACTGACACCATGCGCGGAATGCCTGTAACGCCCGCAACCAATACACCTTTTTTAAGCCCAAACACTTCTTCTGCTGAAGCATCTTGGGGTTCTGTATATGGTGTAAACGCTACTGGGTTTAATACAACTGGTTTGCTTAATAGCGCAACCTACATCTACATAGCCATTCGCAGAGGCCCGATGAAAGTGCCTACTGATGCTACTAAAGTGTTTAGTCCAATTGCGGCATCTAATTCAGGGGATTATGTAGTTAATGCAGGATTTCCCCCTGACACAGTGCTTGCAACAGTTCGTGATTTTACTTCGGGGTATAACCATTCATTTTTTGATAGGCTTAGAGGAAACTCAAACTATTTAGCATCCTCTTCAACAAACGCAGAGTCGGGAGTTATTGTAAGTCCAACAGCCCAAATAGCAGATTTTTCTAGAAATCAAAATGGTATCTTTATTAGTAGTGGTACTGTTTTTGCCTACAGCACACTTCTTGGAATAACTTATGCTTGGCATAATTTTAGGCGTGCGCCATCGTTTTTTGATGTGGTTTGCTATACAGGGTTAAGAGCAATCAACAATACAACACCACAGGTAGTAAGCCACAATCTTGGTGTTGCCCCAGAACTTGTTATCTTTAAGTGTCGCAGTGCTGCCACCATTTCATCTACCGCAACAAACTGGGCAACTTCTACAATTTTAGGTGGGGTATACAGCAATGCAGGCTACTTAAACACTAACGACAGTTTTGGATTTAGTAGCAACCTTAACCCTGCTGATGGCGGTGGTGTTTCTTCTTCAAGTATCACAATTGGCTATGGTGCTGCTGAAACCAACGCCACTGGAAATACTTACGTAGCCTATCTTTTTGCAACCTGCGCTGGTGTTTCCAAAGTTTTCTCATACATAGGAAATGGCTCATCACAGACAATTAACTGTGGCTTCACAGGTGGTGCTAGGTTTGTAATGATTAAGCGCACCGACTCTACTGGTGCTTGGTATGTGTGGGATAGTGCTAGAGGCATTGTGTCAGGAAATGACCCATACTTTAGTATGAATACAACTGCTGTTGAAGTTACTTCTGACGATAGTATTGATACCAACAGCACAGGTTTTGTAGTTAATCAACTGTCAGCAACTGACATCAATGTATCTTCTGCAACCTACATTGGACTCGCAATAGCGTAAGGAACATCATGCAAATCAGAACACAATCAGGTCAAGTAATGTACGAAGCAGAGTTTCGTGCATATCAAAAAGCCAATGGTGGCCCATCATGGGAAATAACAACAACCGAAGTCTTAGAGGCTTTGGGTGCTAATGTAGTCTTTGAAGGCCCACAAGCTACTGGTGGTACTGTTTACCAATACTCTCAAGCCTCTGGTGTTGAGCAGATTGATGGTAAGTGGTACACCAAATATATCCTTGGCCCTGTGTTTACCGATACTACTGTTGATGGCGTAACAACTACAGCCCTTGAGCATGAGACTGCTTACAGGGCTACTAAGGATGCTGAACAGGCCAAGTCTGTGCGTCAAAGCCGTGATGACAAGCTGAAAGAAACAGATTGGATTGTTATTAAGAATCTTGAATTAAATGCCAACATACCTGGTGTTTGGGAAGTTTACCGCCAAGCCTTGCGTGATGTTCCGAATCAATCAGGTTTCCCTTGGACTATTACTTGGCCTGTTGAGCCACAATAAGGAGCAATCATGGCTATTTCTGATGCACTGCGCTATCAACTTAATACAGGTGGTTCTGCGGATACCCTGTACGGAATCATTCGAGATTTTCTTGCCACAAGCCCAGATGCCGCTACAACACAAGCGCAGATGCGTCAGTATGGAATCTCTGCTGAAGACGTAGCTAACGCAACTGGCGGCGCTTCTGGTGGCTTGCTAAGTGGCAATATCCTAGCTGGTGCTAGTTGGAATAGCTCAAATACTGCTTTACAGAATCAACTCACAGAAGTTACTGGTCAGCAAACATCTAACTATGCTGTTGGAGGATCAACTACCTCAGACACATTAAAGCAACTTAATACATTCTTGGCGGGTGGTGGTCAGTTTGACCCTAATGCTACTGTTTACTTGCAAGCAGGTGGTGTTGACTTTATTACTGGCGTAGATAAAGCAGTTGTTAAAGACAACCTAAACCAGATTGTTAAGACTCTTGGCGATCAAGGTGTTAATGTTGTTCTTACTGGTTCACCTTATGCCAAGTCTGTTCAAGATGTAATCACAAATAACTTTGATCCTAAAGTTGACCAAATTTATACTGATGTTGCCAAAGCTAACTCTAATGTTGCTTTAGTTGGTACACAAGGCGAGATTCTGCAAAACAAGAATTTGTTAGTGGATGCTTTGCACACCAATGCTGAAGGCACAGCAGTTTATAACCAATCTGTTATTGATGCTTTATCTCAGTTTAAGAATGAAGTGCCATCTAGTGCTCCACAAGCAATTGCACAAGCCTATCAAACAAACACTGTAGCGACAACTCCTTCAATTATCGCTCAGGCCGCTGCTAGTCCTGAAGTTGCTAAGTCATTGGTAAGGGCTATTCCTACTGCCCGTGGTACTGTCATTGAAGGCGATGACATTGAAGCTCAAATTGCAGGTGTGCCACAAGTAGTTTATGAAACAAGAGTAGACCCAAACAACACGGCTAATTGGGAAACATTTAATCCTAAAACTGGTGAAGTAATTGACTCAGGCACTTTTGCGGGTGGTGGTACTAAAGATACGTTGGCTCTTCTTGCTCCTGTTATTGGGTTGGCGGCTTCCACTGTTGGTCTTCCTTTTATCTCGGGCTTATTAGGTGGGGCTACTGGTTTGACAGGTTCTGCTTTAGCGGGTGCTACAGGGGCAACCATTGGAGGCGGTACAACTGCAATAGCAGGTGGCACAGGGCAAGATATTCTTAGAGGTGCTTTGTTAGGTGGTGCTGCTTCCTATGGCGCATCTGCACTGGACAACTATCTCTCTACGGGTTCTGCTGCTGACGTTGGCATTACAGAGCGTCAGTTTGCTATTGCAGATGCCAAGAACTTAGCCAGCCAAGGTTTATCAACCAATCAAATTGCTGATACTTTGGCGGCTGGTGGTTATAACGATGCCATCATCAATAGAGCAATAACTTCTTTAACAGGCGGTGCAACATCAACATTGCCAACACCTGGTGCTGTAAATGTTACTGGAACAACTACTCCTGCAATAAGTACGGGTGGTTTATTGGGCGGCTTGGTTTCTCCGACAACCACTGCACCAGTAACGCAAGCAGGCACTGTAAATGTAACTGGTACTGCTCAACCTCAAATGGTAGATCAAGGGACATTAAACTTAGTTGCTAGTCAGCTTGCTTCTAATGTAAGCACACCAGCTAACTTAGCAAATGTTCAAATTACAGCAGACAGACCAGCTTCTGCGCAAGAGATTACAAATGCAATTCTTGCAACAGTACCCAATGTAACTGTTCCACAAGCACAAACTCAAGCACAAGTATTGATTACAAGTGGTCAAAACTTAACTACCAATGACTTGGTGACTGCTGTAGCTTCTGTTTCTCCAAACATTACAAATAGTGTTGCGGAACAGATTATTACCAGTTCAAACTCAAATGCCATTCAGCCAGTAGTCAGTGCTTTGGTATCAACAGTTACACCTACTACTGGTGGTAACTTATCTACTGTGCAAGTTACTGGAGACAGAGTAGCTTCTACGCAAGAAATTGCTAATGCCGTCATTGCGACAGTACCAAACATAACTCCTCAACAAGCACAGACTCAAGCGGAAGTTATAGTTTCAAGTGGTCAGAACTTAAAGGTTTCTGATTTGGTTACTGCTGTTTCTGCTGTTTCGCCAAACATTACCAGTAATGTTGCAGAGCAAATTATTACCAGTAACAGACCTGTAACTACACAAGATGTGGCTGCCATTGCTGCGGGTTTAGTTACTCCTGCTATTGCCACTCAGACAATTACTGCACCAAGGCAGACCAATATTGGAGAAAATTTAGCCTTCTTACCTGCATCATTATTGTCTCCTGCTGTAGCTGCTACTTCTATTCCAACTCAGACAATTACTGCACCAAGGCAGACCAATATTGGAGAAAATTTAGCATCCCTACCTGCATCATTATTGTCTCCTGCTGTAACTGCAACAACACCAACAACACCTGCAAGTAAATCTGATCCTTTGCTAAATGCGGCAGCCACATTGGGATTGTCAAGTTTGTTTTCTGGTGCTCTTGGTACTGCGGGTAATATGTTGCAGATGCAAACATCAAGAGAAGCGGCTCAACGGGCGCAATCAATGATTGATGCTGAAACAAAAGCAGCTAAAGATGCGGCTCAGTTTAGACCTATTGGCATGACCACAAGGTTTGGAACTTCTCAGTTTGGTTTTGATCCTGTAACGGGAAGGTTATCAAGTGCAGGTTACAACTTAACACCTGATGTCAAAGCCCAACAAGATCGTTTCATGGCTTTGTCTAATCAAGGTCTGACACAAGCAGAACAAGCACAAGGACAATTTGCACCTCTTCAAACGGGCGCACAAAGGTTGTTTGGTCTTGGTAATCAATACTTGGCTCAATCTCCGCAAGATGTTGCACAGAACTATCTAAATCAACAGATGAGTTTGTTGCAACCAGGCAGAGAACAAGAGTTGGCTAACTTGCAGAACAGACTCCAACAACAAGGCCGTGGCGGTCTGTCTGTTAGTCAAGGTGGGACTATGGGTGCTACAACTCCCGAGTTGCAAGCCCTGTACAACGCTAGAGCACAACAAGAAGCTCAATTGGCGGCTAATGCTCAACAAGCGGGTCAGAGGGATGTTTTGTTTGGTGCGGGATTGCTTGGTCAAGGCTCACAAGCTATGGGTCAATACTATGGTGGTCAGCAAGCTGCTTATGCACCTTATACAGCCGCAATGGGACAAGCACAGAACTTGGAGACTTTGGGACAACAGCCCTACAACATGGGTGTTAACTTAGGACAGATTGGCGCACAAGCAGGGTTTAATGTTGGTCAGCTTGGTTTAAGAGGCGCACAAATTAGCGCAGGTTTAGCTACAAGTGCTGATGCAACACGAAATCTTTTGGCTCAAGGCTTAACTGCTGCAGGAAATCCTAACGCTATGTTTGGCCCAGCATTAAGTGGATTGTTTGGCGGTGGACTGCAATCTGCATTTAGTGGAACAGGTGTAGGCTCTTCTGGTTTTGGAACTGGTTTAGCTTATGGTAATCAAGACCTTGGCTTATTCTTGTAAGGAATCATCATGGCAGAAAATATTGTAGCGGGTCTGTTTGGTTTGACTCCACAAATGTTTCAAAACCAACAGTACCAACAAGACTTAAATCGTGGTATCTCGATGGCGCAACTATCGCCTGGTGCTGCGGCTCAAGCGGGTCTACAGGCTAGTGTAGGTCAGCTAGGCCGTGGCTTTGCGGGTGCTATGGGCATTCAAGACCCACAACTTCAGCGTATTACGCAACGTCAGCAATTGTTAGGAATGATTGACCCAAGCAATCCGGACTCATATCTTCAAGCTGCACAAATGGCATTGCAAAGTGGTGATGCAGAGGCCGCCTATGCTTTGCGTGAGCAAGGTACTCAAGCCAGAATGCAAGCCATGAAGAATGAGGACTATTTGGCTCAACGTGGTCAAAGAATGCAAGCAAGCGGTCTTGATGCCCTTGCTCAAAGTTTAGTAACACAACTGAAAAACCCAGATGGTAGCGTCAATGAAGAGGTGAAGAATAGACTGTTGTCATTCCCACAAGGACAGGCAGCAATCTCTCAGCTTGCTAAAGTTATTCCTGATCTCCGCAGGATTGGGGCAATGGGTGCTCCAGAAGATAATCCATTTAAGGTGTTTATTGACGATCAAACCATTCCAAAGACTGTTCAAACACTTGCAAAACAATATTCAAGTAGTCTTGAAAAAGGAATTCTTGATCCTGAAAAAGTTGATGTAAAAGCTAGAGAATTGGCTGAGATGACTCAGCGAATTAGTCAGTTTGAACAAAACCAAGCGCAGATTAAAAACAATCAAGACACACTTGCTTCATTAAGGTCTCAAGGTCTTGAGAACTCTCGTCAAAGCCTTTTGATTCAACAAGGCAATCAAGCATTGCAAGCGCAGAACATTGCATTCCAACAGGATATGAAGAGAGTAGAGGCAGATCGTAAAGCAGAAGCTGCTAGAACTAAGCCACTACCTGCATATCTTGCAAAAGATGAAGAGGCAGATTATGGAACTGCAACAGCCGCAACAAACTTAGCGTCTGATGCCAATAACTTTATTGGAAGAATTAAATCTGGCGACATCAAGTTTGGTCTAAAAGACAGAGCAAGCATTAGGGCAAGACAAATTGTTGGTTCAAATGATCCAGATGTTCTTGCTAGAGAAGACTATGATAAGTTCTTGAAGGTTTTGACCAATGAGAGTTTGCGTTTAAACAAAGGCACACAAACTGAAGGTGATGCGGTAAGGGCGGCAAAAGAACTTGAAAGCTCAGAGTCTCCTCAAGCGGCAGCAGCAGCAATGAGACGTTTGGTTGAAATCAATGTTAGACGTACTCAGAACGCTTCTGATGACGTATTAAGACGTAGAAAAAACGCTAATTTCCCTGAACCAGAACGTGCAATTGAAGTTCCTAAATTTGATGTTCAAATTATTGACAATGCTGACTATCAAAGGTTTCTGAGAAATCCAAAGTTTCCATCAGGAACAGCATTCATTGACCCCGAAGGACAAAGAAGGACAAAACCATAATGGCTGACTATAAAGATGCACCACTTGCTGACCAACCACAGGCATTTAAATCTGTCCTTGGTTCACCTGTAGCTTACTCAGGGCCAGCCGAAGCCATAAGGTCTGTTGGTCAAGGCTTGACCTTTGGAACACTTGATGAAATTGAAGCGGCTCTTAGAACTGGCTCGATTAGTGGGCCAGAGTATGAGAAGCAACGCAATCTTTTGCGTGAACAACAAAAACAATTCGGCATGGATATGCCCATTGCTAAAACTGGCTTAGAGATTGGTGGCAGCTTGATTGCGCCCTTGGGTATTGCCAAACAAGTAGCAAAACTTGCCCCTGCCACTCAAGCATTGATTACAGGTCAGACTGTGCCAGGGCAAATTGCCCGTGGTACTGCAATTGGAGCAACCACAGGCGCAGCTTCTGGGTATGGTTTTGCTGAGAAGGATGAAGGATCAGAAACCGCAATGGGCGGTGTGTTTGGCGGGGTTTTAGGTGGTTCTGTGCCTATCGTTGTTAAGGGTGCAGGAACTCTAATTAAGAACGTCTTGAATTCTGCGGGTATTGGCGACCAGGAGACTGCGGCATCAAAGATGTTGGCAAACTATCTTCAAAAAGACAATCTTTCACCAACAGAAGCGCAAAAAGCATTAGATGAATTGCGTAGGATTGGTGTTCCTAATCCGGTGATTGCTGACTTAGGTAAAAACCTTAATGACTTGGCTTATAGCGCCTATGTAGTGCAATCCAAAGCCAAGGGTGCTACTCAAGAATTCCTTGAAAATCGTCTTATTGACCAACCCAATGACATTGTTAAGGGTTTAGTTCAAAAAGCGGGTTTAGCTAAAAACGTCAATGGTTTTGAGTATCTTGAGGCATTAACTGCAAATCAATCACGACTTGCTTCTCAAGCATATCCAGAAGCCTATAGCAAGGCCATCAATGCTGTGCCATTTAGAAAGTTCATTGACAGAGATGTCTTTACTAAAGCCTATGGAGAGGCGGTCAAAAGAGCAGATGTTTATGGGCAAAAATTGCCAGACCTAAGTTCCATTCGCAATGCTCAATCAGTTCCTACTGATGTTTTGCATCAAATCAAAATGGGTCTTGACCGAATTGTTGATGCTGAAACAGACAACATAACAAAAAAGATATCCGGTTATGGAAGTGATGTCGTTAAAGTAAAGAACGAATTTAACGATCTTATCAAATCACTTAATCCTGAGTATGCAAAAGCCAATTCACAATTTGCTGATGCAGAACGCATTAAAAACGCTTTTAAGATGGGTGAAGACTATCAGAAACTTAACCCAGCAGAAGCAGCATCTAACATTAAAAAACTGACCTCTGATGAGAAAGAGGCGTTTCGTTTGGGTGTGATGGCTAACATCAATGAACGTCTTGGAGATTACAAAAGCGGTGATTTCACTAAGCAAATATTTAAATCTGAGAATCAAAAGCTATTGTTAAGAAATGCTTTCCCAGATCAAGCCTCATACAATGAGTTTTCTCAATACGTCAAAGGCTTAAATCGACAAGCTGAAACCAAGCAACGTGTTCTTGGTGGCTCTCGAACAGATGAAAACAAGGCGGTGCGTGAGGAATCCAACCTTTTGGGTTCACTTGCACAAGCAACTGTTACTGGTGATCCTTTGAGTATGTTACGGGCTGGTGGTTCAGCCTTGCTATCAAGAGCTAAAGGCATAAGTAGTGAAAGTTCAGAGGCTCTGCAAAAACGCTTGTTTACTGTTGATCCTGTAGAGCAAACTGCAATCTTGCGAGAATTAAACAAGAGAGCGCAAAGACCCAAAACTGGATTGCTAACTGGCGCTGCTGCCGTTGGAAGTGCCACCGGAATTATTGGCGACTAAATGAAAGACGGGCTGTTTGCTATCTCAGTAGCATTCCTTGTTCTTTGTTTTGCAATATTCTGTAGCTACATTATTCTTTGGGCGTACCCGTGAAATGGCTACTAGTGCTTTCAGTGTTGTTTACATTGGTGGCATCTAGTAAAGAGAAAACTGAATACAGATGTGTTAGATGGGTATGGACAGGTGATGTTTACAACCGAAAAGTAGTATGCCTTGAGTGGCAAAAGGTAGATAAGAAGTGATCGATCCTCTAACCGCTTTAGCTGGCATACAGTCAGCAATCAGCATGGTCAAGAAGGCAGCAAAGGTTGCCCAAGACTTAGGCTCACTTGCGCCCATGATTGGTAAGCTATTTGACGCTAAGTCTGTAGCTACAAAGGCAATGCTTCAAGCCAAGCAGTCTGGCAAAGGCTCAAACATGGGGACTGCCCTCCAGATAGAGATGGCTTTGGAACAAGCTAGGGCGTTTGAGGAAGAGTTGAAGATGCTCTTCATGCAGACAGGCAAGATTGACGTATGGCAGAAGATCAAGGCCCGTCAAGCAGAGATGGACTTGGCAGATGCTAAAGAAATAAGTGCGCTAAAGAAAGCAGATAAAGAAGCCAAAGAGAAAGAGCAAGAACAATTAGAGATTGGCTTGGCAATAGGTGCAGTTTTCTTTGTTTTGTTTTTAGTTTTTGTTGGCATTTATGAATTGATGGAGTTCTGCCAAACAACAAGAAGGTGTGGTCGGTGAATGAGTATCAGAAGACCTTTGATATGTGCCTCAAAATATTCGTTTATGGATGCGTGGCACTTTATTTCTTGGGTTTTCTGAAGTTCTTACCTGACGATTTGTCGGACAAAATTGTTAATCTCTTACTTGGAAAGATTGGACTGTAATGCTATCTCTATTTTCTACCCTCGGTGGCTTGTTAATCTCAGGATTACCCAAACTTCTTGATTACTTCCAGAACAAAGATGACCAAAAGCATGAACTTGCTTTGGCCAGGGTTCAAGTAGAACTACAACTACAGATGATGGCTCAAGGGTTTAAGGCTCAAGAGCGTATGGAGGAGATTCGCACAGACCAGATTGCCATGCAGACTGATGCCCAGATGACAGAAGCTGCCTTGAAGCATGATGAAAAGATCATGGAAAAGGCAAGCACTTGGGTGGTTAACTTTGTGGGTACTGTAAGACCTATTGTGACTTACATCTTTATCTTTGAGTTATGTGCAATTAACGCATGGATTGCCTACTACGTTTACAGCAGACCTAATTTGGTCAACAACATGGATGATCTGATTAGGGTTACTGACGTTATTTTTAGTTCTGATGAAATGGCCATGTTGGGGGGAATTATAGGATTTTGGTTCGGAAGTAGAAGCTGGGCTAAGAAATGAAAATCAGCGAAAAAGGCGAACATCTGATGCACTTCTTTGAAGGCTACAGGAATAAGCCTTATCGGTGCTCTGCTGCCATTTGGACTGTTGGATGGGGTCACGCTATGTATGCAGACCAATTAGCCTTGCCAAACGTGCGTAAAGAGGGTTATACGGGGCTTATCAGGTCTGACTACCAACTTAAAGGGGAAGACAATCGTGTTTGGTCTAAAGATGAACTGGTCGATCTGTTCAAAAGTGACATCAATACTTTTGAGCGTGGTGTTCTTCGACTTTCTCCTAATCTTGCTAGTCATCAAAGCAAATTCGACGCTGTTACATCTTTTGCGTACAACGCAGGGCTAGGCAACTACCAACGCTCCACAATCCGCATGAAGGTGAATCGTGGTGATTGGGAGGGTGCTGCTGAAGCCTTTATGTCGTGGACTAAAGCGGGTGGCAAGGAAGTGGCAGGGCTTGTCAAAAGACGCAAAGCAGAAGTGGCTTTGTTCTTGTCTTAAATTAAATTGTCATAAATCTTGTATAAGGTGTTGAAATGTCTAACATTCCTACGCCAGAACATTCACAACTGTTTGCACAAAGTGTCAGAAAGTGGCAACAAGTGCTTAGTCTGGGTGATTGGAGAATTGAAAAAGGAAGTAAACCAGCAAAGGCTGCTATGGCTTCTGTTGAGTTTAATGCTTCTGCTCGATTGGCTACTTACAGACTAGGTGATTTTGGTGCTGAGAAGATCACACCTGAGTCTTTGGATCAGACTGCTTTGCATGAGTTACTTCATATATTTCTACACGATTTAATGACTGTGGCACAAGACCCTAAATCATCTCAAGATGAGATTGAAATGCAAGAGCACAGGGTCATCAACCTTTTAGAAAAGTTACTGTTCAAGGATTCTCATGGTATCAAATAATGGCATGAATTCCTGTACTGACGAGCAGTTTATAGAACTGTGGGACAAGCACCGATCTGTTACAAAAGTAGCAAAGATTCTAGGCATCACTGAAAGAGCCGTTAACTACCGCAGACGCAACATGGAAAAATTCCATGATGTTAAATTAGGTGCTAATGATTCTCGTAGTGCTCAATATGATGCTAAAAGACCAAAATCCTTCTCTCCGCTAAAACAGGTAAACCTTGGAATCCTAGATGGTACTGTGATTGTCTTCTCTGATGCTCACTTCATACCTGGTCAACGAACTACAGCCTTTAAAGGGCTTCTATGGGCTATACAGCACTTTAAACCCAAGGCGGTGATATGTAACGGGGATGCGTTTGATGGAGCGTCTATATCACGGCACGATGTGACTGAACTTCCCCAAACTTCTGTTATCCAAGAGTTAAAAGCTACGCAAGGTGCGTTGGGTGAGATTGAGGAAACCGCTAAAGCAGCGAGACACAATGTAAAGCTCCTGTTTACATGGGGCAATCACGATATTCGGTTTGGCAATCGTTTAGCGCAACACGCACCGCAGTTTAAGGATGTTGTTGGCTTTAAGTTGACAGACCATATAACCGAGTGGGATTTCTGTTGGGCAGTGTGGCCTACTGACCAATGTATCATCAAACACCGATATAAGGGTGGTATTCACGCTACTCACAACAATACAGTAAACGCTGGTGTCAGCATAATAACGGGTCATTTGCACAGCTTAAAGGTCACGCCATTCTCTGATTACAACGGATGTAGATACGGGGTAGATACGGGGACTTTAGCTGAGACTGATGGCCCACAGTTTACTTATGCTGAGATAAACCCAAACAACCACAGATCAGGCTTTGCGGTGTTAAACTTCTTCAATGGTCAGCTTTTATGGCCTGAACTCGTCCATAAATTTGATGAGGACATGGTTCAGTTTAGGGGTGAAGTGATTGATGTAGGTGCGTTTTGAGTGCCTGGTTAATCATTTTGACGGGGGCAATCTACGCCTACATTGCTGGTGAACAGCTTTGGAAAGATAACCCACACATGGCTATCGTGTACGCAGGGTACGCCTTTAGCAATGTGGGGCTTTATCTGTTGGCTAAGTAGGTTTTATTCTTCGTCAGAAGTTAAACCTGCAACTATCACTTCTTCTTCTTCTGTATCTTCTTCTTCATCATAGTCAACAGCTTCATATTCAACTGCCCATCCAAACGACTCTTGGAATTCAATAAACTCCTGAATAACCTTGATTTTATCAAAGTCATTGGTTTCAACTGTAATCTTCTCATCTATGTTCCAACCAAATTCCATTTCAAATTTCATGATTTTCTCCTAGTGCAACCGATTGTTGCTGTTAAATCGTAGATCAACTTTATGTCATAAACAAGACCGAGTTTCTTATCTCACTCTCCTTAAAGGCTC